CCGGATTATCGGAGAACTCTTAATGAGTTACAACGGTACTCTACTAGTGGAAGCATTAATGCTGGTGTTCTTTCTCAAGTTGACGGCGTAAAGAAACTAGAGGAACTCGTGAGTGCCTTGAGAGAAAAGGACTTCAGCCGTATGCGTAAGTGGGTTGTTGTAAACTCTGACGTTGACCCTGCCCGTATCTACCGTGATGTGTATGACGGGTTGACGGAGTTTCTAAAACCTGATAGTGTACCATATGCAGTTGTCACTATCGGTAAGTACCAGTATCAGGATGCTTTTGTGGCAGACCATGAGATTAATCTAGTTGCATGTCTTACCGAGATTATGGTGGAGTGTGAGACTAAGTGACTGACCTATTCAAAGACATTATCCCTTCGATCCTCCAGAGCAAGAAAGATGTTCTGGAGGATCCTAAAGACTATAACGCCTATGTGGTAAACAAGGCGTTATCTTTTTACTATGATACTGTTTTACAAGCAAATCAGATGAATCTATACCCTAACTTAACTGGTCCCATGCAGTACCAGTATTTACTAAATAAAGTCAGAGGGTATAAAAGACCATACCAAAAGTGGGTCAAGCGTGAGAAAACGGAAGACCTAGAAGCCATCAAAGAATACTATAGTTATAGTAATGATAAGGCGAAAGATGTGGTGGTTTTACTTAATGATGCCCAAATAGAAGAAATAAGAAAACGTATTCATAAAGGTGGCACAAATGACAGTAAACCTAGACGACTTCGTGGAGGTTAAATTACCTGACCCACAAGCCTTCTTGAAGGTAAAAGAAACTTTGACCCGTATTGGTGTGGCGTCCAAGAAGGACAAGACCCTTTACCAATCTTGCCATATTCTTCATAAGCAAGGTAGATATTATCTCGTCCACTTTAAAGAAATGTTCATGTTAGACGGCAAGCCAACCGACTTCTCCGAAGAAGATCGTGGTAGAAGAAACACCATTGCTAACCTATTAGCAGAATGGGGTTTGATCTCATTGGTTGATGCCGACAAGTCAAAAGAACCTTTGACACCTCTTAACCGTATCAAGATCATATCTTACGGTGAGAAGGGTGAGTGGAATCTTGTTGCCAAGTATTCATTGGGTAAAAAGAGATACGATTCAGAATAAGAAAGTGAGTTTGTTATGGAAACTTTGAAGATTTACAGAACCAATCCTAAAGTAATTCTCCCTAAGAAACAGACCGAACAGTCGGCATGTTTTGACCTGGCCTTTCAAGGTCATGGTAAGGCAACGTATGAGGGTTACAGCAGCACTAATAAGAACTTTAAACGCACCATGAACAACCAGATTGTAATTCAACCTGGTGATCGGGTAATGGTTCCTACTGGCCTGATCATGGACATACCAAAGGGTTACTCCGTGCGTCTCCACGCCCGTTCCGGTGCATCCTTAAAGCAGGGCCTGGTGCTTGCTAATGCCGAGGGTGTTATCGATGCCGACTACGTTCAGGAAGTTATGGTGCTAGTCTATAACATTTCAGGCAATGCTATTACAATCCATACCGGTGACCGTATTGCACAAGGTGAATTGGTAAAGGACTATGAGTTTGAGATTGTTGAAACTGTTATCAGACCTATTCTAAAGAGTGACCGCACAGGTGGTATGGGTTCGACTGGCATCACCGAAAGCGGTAATGTCCTCACACTAAATATTCCCGAACCTAAGATTCCTGATTTCGTTAAAGAACAGGCACCTGTTAAAAGAGGTAGAGGTAGACCAAAGAAAGCATGACACAGCCACATTTTGTCGGGGGTAAAAGAACAGATAACTCGGTAACTACAGGTGGACCTGCCAATCTACTAAACGTATTGATTGAAGGAAAACCTGCTGCGGTTGCTGGTGATCTTGATACCCATAACATGCTAGGTGCTATTATCAGCATGTCACCAGGATCGATCCTTGTGAACGGTATACCCATGGCCATGGCGTTGATGGACAATGCATCACCTGATGTTGAAGGTATTATTCCTCACGTTGAAGGACTACCAACACCTGCCGAGGGTGCTGCTACCATAAGAGCATACGGACCTAACGGCACATTCGGTGGTGGCCTCGGTGCATTTCAAGCATTAATGGGTGGTGGATTCGGTATACCTGGCGTAGGTGAGATTATGCAGTTGGGTACCCAGGTTATCGGACAAGTTTCGAGAGTTGCCAATCAAGGTGGTGGAACCGGTGTTGTGGTTATGAATAACATGCCACCTGCTGTTCAATCTAGTATAACATCAGGATCAACCATCACAAGTGCCAATACAGGATATACCTTTACCTTTTCCAACTATTATTCTTCTTGACAAACTTGTGACGTTTACTATATAATGGTATGACGATGGCCAAACGGCATCGTCCTTTATATCTCGCTGAAAAGGAGAACACAATGACAAACTATAAATTCAATACCGATAACTTTGGCATTCCTACCGGCCTCGCAAAGCAATTTATCGGATTCGACCAGATCATTGATCGGATTCGTGAGGCGGCAGAGACTATGCCAAAGATTCCATCCTACCCTCCCTACAATATCAAGAAGGTTGATGACGAACATTATGTCATCGAAATGGCCGTTGCCGGTTTCGGTAAGACCAACCTTGATATTGAACTGAAAGATGGTGAACTAACCATTACAGGTTCTAACGAGGCTAGTGAAGGAGATTATATTTATCAGGGTATCGCCAATCGTGCTTTCACCCGTAAGTTTACCCTAGAAGATACCGTTGTTGTAAAAAATGCGGAGTTAGTCAATGGTCTACTTAAAATCGCTCTTGAACGTTATGTCCCCGAAGAAAAGAAGGCGAAGAAAATCGACATCATGGATCCATTCGGTGTTGGCGAGGCGTCGAAGCAACTATTGAATGAAAGCACTAAAGTATGGGCAGATATGGCACAAAAGGCCATGGACGCCGTGACACCTAAATAAGAATTAACAAGAGGCGGGTCTCTCCGGAGTCTAAAACCCGCCTTACTCTTTTTGAGGTTATATTATGAAACTCGTGATTGAAGAATCTCCTAAGACCGTAACCGTTATCACACCCACAATTGGTTCACCTAAACTCCAAGACGCTATTGAGTCTGTAAGAAACCAGACTTACAAGTGTAAGCATCTTGTCGTGGTTGATGGTCCTGAATATCGCCGAGCAGTATGGGATCTAAACACATGTGAAGGTGTGCAACTTGAATATGCACCAGAAAACACAGGCAAGACTGGTGGAAACTTCTATGGGCATCGCATCTATGCTGCCTATCCACATCTAATCAATTCAGATTACATTCTATTCCTAGACGAAGATAACTGGTATGAGGCTAATCATGTTGAAACACTAGTCAAGACTATTGAAGAAAAGAACCTTGACTTTGCCTATTCTCTCCGTCAAATCTATTCTCCTGATCGCCGCTTCCGTTGTAATGACAACTGTGAAAGCCTAGGCAAGTGGGAGATTTTCAACTCAAGACAGTCACCACATGGCAAGCAATATCTAATCGACACATCATCATTCTGTTTCAAGAGAGAGTTTATTCAAAAGACTTGTCATCTATGGCACTCTGGTTGGGGTGGTGATCGTCGTTACTTTTATGCCGTCAAAGATCAGGCTAAGTATGACACGAATGGCAAGTATTCTCTATGTTATCGCCTAGACGGCAACGAGGGTTCAGTAACAGAAGCATTTTTCAATGAAGGCAACAAGACACAAGAAAACTATTATGAAGGAAAGTATCCATGGATAAAGAAGTGAAGGATGTTATCATCGGTGTAGTTGATAACTATAACTGGGATAAGATCAAGTATTGGGCCAACTCTATCAAGGCCTCCGGTTTCACAGGTCATAAAGGTCTAATCGTTTATAATATGGACCCACAGACGGTTGCTAAACTAGAAGAAGAACAGTTTATGCTAATCGGTACTGGTACCTATGACAAGGACAAAGGTTTTCACTATCCACATCCCTCTGATCGTATCATGGTTGATCGTTTCTTTCATATCTACAACTTTCTTTCCATGCTGGCACAACCAGAGGATGTTAGTCGTGTAATTATCACAGACGTTAGAGACGTTGTGTTTCAGGACAATCCTTCAACCAGATTGGATGAACTACTTGTAGGTGGCCATGAGATTGTCCTAGGTTCCGAGAACCTTAGATATAAAGATGAACCATGGGGTGCTAACAACATGAAAGAATCCTTTGGTCAGTATTTCTATGACCACATGAAGGACGAAGAAATCTTCTGTGCTGGTGTTATCGCTGGTACTGGTGATGTTGTTAAAGACTTCTGCCTTAATCTATGGATGATTTGTAGGGGTTCTGCTTCACAGATTCCAGGTGGTGGAGGCCCAGACCAGGCCGCCATGAACATTATGATTGACATGGAACATCTTACATATATGGTCAAGAGAACAAGTCCAGAAGATGGATGGGTTATTCATGCTGGTACCTCTATGCCTGCTATTCAGGCCGGTTCTGGCGGTATTGGTGAAGCATATAGACAGAATCCAAATATGACCTTGCCTTTCATTAGAGATATAGAGTATAGTACCTTAGGTGAGTTTGTGAGAGCAAACGGAGAGAAATTAGCAATCGTCCACCAGTGGGATCGTGTGCCTGCGTGGAAACAATTAGTCGAGGGAAAATATGGCACTAACTGATGATGACTTTAAAACAATCAAGGAACTTGGTGACAAGTGGCCTTATGACTGGGTTTCCACAAAAGGTCTAGCACCTTATATCAAGAGACTTGGTGACAACGTAGTAGGATTAGAGATTGGTACCTGTCGTGCCGAATCTACTGCTTACATACTAGAGAAATGTCCAAACGTTATTAAACTATACACTGTCGATCCATATAAGGGATATGATGACTGGAATGGTGAGATTACACAAGAAACGGTGGACAGATTTAGAAAGATTGCACAGAAGAATCTAAAACCGTATGGTGAAAGATCGCAGATGATCCGTGAGACATCATCGGATGCGGCAACTAAGATTACCACTATCACAGATAAGGCAGAGTTTGACTTTATCTTCGTTGATGGTGACCATTCATATGAGGCCACATTGGCGGATTGTGAAGCATACTATCCACTATTGAAGAAGGGTGGTTTGTTCTGTGGCCACGACTATTCATCTATTGATGCAGTATATCGAGCAGTCAATGACTTCCGTGAAAAGAACAAGATATCATCACCTATCAACCTATCAACCAATAGCACATTCTTCTGGTACAAGTAATGAAAGAGTTGAGATTAGGGTTCAGTGATACCTTTACAACTGCCATAGATTTCTTTACAGAGGCATTAGGCAAAAGGTTTCAAATTGTCCGTGATGATACTAATCCAGAATACTTAATCTATGGTGAAGGAGTCTATGGACAAAATCACCGTAGGTTCGGTCCTGAGGTTACCAAAATCTTCTATACAGGAGAGAATGTTCGTCCACCATGGGGTGAATGTCAGTTTGCTATGACATTTGACCATGAGAATAGTGTCAGACATTACCGCTTACCACTATATGTTATCGATATGTGGGGTGCGGTGACAGAAGGATGGACCACCGATTATTATCAGTTGGTTGGATTCAACCGTGATTATGAATGGGAATATGACCATAGAAATTTCTGTTCTTTCGTAGTATCCAATCCTAATCAACCAATGAGAAATTCGGCATTCAAGTTTATCAATGAGTATAAGCAGGTTGATTCGGCCGGCCCTCATATGAACAATGTTGGTTATCTACTACCGAGAAGTAACCTTTGTCACAAGTTGATGTTTCTTGACAGATACCGTTTCAACATCTGTTTTGAGAATGGTTCGTATCCAGGGTATGTAACAGAGAAACTATTTAATGCCCTACAAGTAAAGACAATGCCAATCTATTGGGGTTCGGCAACGGTTCATCGTGACTTTAATCCAAGTGCCTTTATCAACGCCTCTGATCACGGTGACTTTAACGGCCTGGTAGATTATGTCAGACACCTTGACTCACCGGCTGGGAAACAAGAGTACCTAGATATTATAGAACGTCCTGCGTTCTTTCTTGATGTTCCTAATGCTTACACTAGCATGAACAATCTATGTGACTGGTGGGAACAGAATGTGATGGGTGGAAAATGAGATTACTATTTGTTGTTCATAGATACTATCCTTTCCCTGGTGGATCTGAATATTATGTCAGAGATATGGCCGAGGAAATGCAGAGACGTAAACATGATGTTACTGTTCTAGCACACGAACACAAGGGTGACCAGAATGGAGTCATCGTATCTAATGACTATAACACCATTCTAAATCAGAAGTGGGACCTTATCATCGTTCATGGTGGTGATGTTATCTCCCAGAATATGGTTCATGTCAATGCTGATAAACTACAATCTCCTGTCCTTTACCTAATCGTTAAGCCAAGCGAGAGTGCAGTATGTATGCACGGATTAAGAGAACACCGATTCCTCGGTTACTCTACCTCTATGGATCTTGACTTTATCAAGAAACATAACTTGCAGGATAAAGCCCGCCGTGTCCGTCATGGTATTGTAGTGGAGAGACATTTGCGGTTTACACCTAATCCTGTAAAAAAGACTATATTCGTTTCCGCTGGTGGATTCTGGCCACATAAGGCAATGGGACCTTTAGCACAGGCATTCACCGCTGCTAAGATTCCTAATGCCGAACTCCATCTATACGGATACGGTGAGGAGCACCTGATGCCTTCCGAGAATGAAGTGGTCAAGTGTTTCTTCGGTAAGAGTAAGACAGACGTTCTATTGGCCATCTCCTCTGCGGATGCTTACATTATGAACTCTTATGAGGAAGGTTTCGGACTCGTCCTTTTAGAAGCAATGATGGATAAAACTCCTTGGTATGCTAGAGATATTGCCGGAGCGAAAGATATGTGCTATTATGGCACCACTTACAATACAGAACAGGAATTGATGGAACTTCTCCGTAACCATAAGCGTGACGATAAGAAGATTGAGGATGCCTATGAATATGTTATGGCAAATCATACCATCCAAGATACCTGTAATGATATTGAAGATATTATGTTGGAGACTTTAAGATGAAAGTAGCAGTAATTGGTGCTGGCGGCCATGTTGGTTTTCCATTCTCATGTGTGATTGCTAATGCTGGTCATACTGTCTATGGTATCGATGTTAATCAGTATGCCGTCGATATGCTAAACAAAGGTATCGTGCCTTATGTTGAGGAAGGTGCCGCAGAAATACTAAAGGAGAATCTCCAGAAGGAGCGTTTGCTATTCTCCACAGACTTTGACTTTATCAGAGACGTTGATGTTGTCGCTATCATGATTGGCACACCAGTAGATGGAGAAGGTAATGCAAGGTTGGATGATCTTTTTAATTTTGTTGACACTACTCTTATTCCTCGTATGAGTAAACACCAGTTGATTGTTCTTAGATCAACTGTTTCACCGGGAACCACCGAGGTTCTTCGTAAGCATATTGAGAAGAAGCACGGCTGGAGAGAAGGTCTAGACTATTTTCTAGTGTTTTGTCCTGAGCGTGTTGTGCAGGGCAAGTCTATCATTGAAACTGGCAAACTACCGCAGATTGTAGGTGCGTTCAATGATTTTTCGTTTAAGTTTGCTAAGGACTTCTTTAGCACCTTTATCACAAATCAAATCTTCCAACTGACTCCTAAAGAGGCAGAACTTGGCAAGTTGATGACCAATATGTATCGTTATGTTACTTTTGCGTTTGCCAATGAAATGTGGATGATTGGTGAAAAGCATGGAGTGAACATTGACAAAGTTATCGACGCATGTAATTTCGATTACCCGAGAATGGACGTACCTCATCCTGGCCCTAATGTCGGAGGCCCGTGTCTATTTAAGGATGGTCGTTTTCTTCTTTCTGATATTCCTTTCGGCGACCTTATTCAAACTAGCTTCCTTATCAATGAAGGCATGCCAGAGTATGTCTTTAACCGTATCAAAGAAATGAATCCTTTTGTAGAGAAGGTTCTAATTCTTGGTGCAACCTTTAAGAAGGGTTGTGATGATACTAGAAATAGTCTTTCATTCAAGATGCGTAAGGTATGTAAGAAGAATGGTGTAGACTGCTGGTTGGCCGACCCATACTACATTGAGGATTATGTATCATTCCCTGATGAAAGTGAGTTTGATGCTGTAATTGTAATGACACCACATGACGAGTTCATTGATGCCAAGGAAATGGCATACAGTGTTTCTCTATTCAATAACGATTGTGTAATTGCTGATATTTGGAAGATGTTTCCAGAAAGTCAACTAAGTAATACGGGCATCTATAAAGTTGGAGATATGCTATGAAAGTTTTAGTGACAGGTTCAGAAGGTTCTTTGATGCAGGCGGTCATCCCTAAGTTGACCAAGAACCATGCCGTGTTTGGTGTGGATAATCTAGTCAGATATGGTGAGCGTCTAGGTATTGCGGGTAATGATTATGACTTCCGCAAAGTCGATCTAACAGACCGTCCCTCGGTCAATGCTCTAATCAAATCTATTCAACCAGACCTAATCATCCAGGCCGCTGCCCGTATCTATGGTGTAGGTGGTTTCAATAAGTATTGTGCCGACATTCTCGGTGAAGATATCCAGTTACATAACAACGTCCTTCGTGCTGCTGCCGATTTTGGTGTACCAAAGGTCGTTTATATTTCATCATCTATGGTCTATGAGAACTGCGCTGGCACGGTTAAAGAAGATGTGGTTAATGATGTCACCGCTCCTTATACGGAGTATGGTCTATCTAAATTTGTTGGTGAACGTCTGTCTGTTGCTTTCTGCAAGCAGTATGGTATCGATTATACCATCTGGCGTCCATTCAACGTTATCACACCTTACGAGAAGTCAGAAGGTGAACAGGGTATCTCCCATGTCTTTGCAGACTTCGTAAAAGAGATCCTTGTCCATAGAAACTGTCACATTCCAATTCTTGGTGATGGTGATCAGGTTCGTTGCTTCACATGGATTGATGAAGTAGCACAGGCCATTGCTGACTATTCATTCTCTGCCAAGACAAATGGTGAGGCATTCAATCTCGGTAATCATGAACCAATCACCATGATTGAATTGGCACACAAGATCAGAGATATCTCCGAGAATGAGTTTGGTGTAAAATTTGCTTCTCCACTAACCTTTGATCACCAGCCACCTTATGTCAATGACGTTCGGTACCGTGTACCTGACGTTTCTAAGGCCAAGAATGTTCTTGGTTGGGAAGCAAAGATGAAGGTAGAGGATTCTCTCCGCATTTGTATTAAGGACGTTCTAAATGGTTAAACTGACTATCGAACAATCGGTAATTATTGACATCGGATCAGGTCCACATCCTAAACCGGATGCCACACATAGAATGGATCTACATCATTGGGCAGGCGTGACGCAAGTTCACGACCTGCGCCACATTCCATATCCATATGAAGATAATTTTGCCGATAAGATTTATCTTGGTGATGTTATTGAACACCTAACCAAGTTTGATGCACCCAGGGTATTGAAAGAGATCAACCGTATTCTAAAGCCAGGTGGTGTTTTTGAGATCACCTGCCCTGATGTTTTATGGATCATGCAGCGTATTGTTCTGGGTGACTGGGACGAGAAGGCCAATGTAGATTGGCTAAGACAACATGAATATAATTGGGATAACGCCATGGACTATCTGTTCGGTGGTTGGCGTCATCCAGAAGAACATAAGATTCCAGGCATGGGTCATGTCAACGGATTTTGTGAAGTATCTCTAACCTCACTACTAAAAGAAGCAGGATTCACAAGGATCTATCGTGTAGAAGATGAACGTAATCCTTATCCTGCTCGTGAAGCGGTTCTAATGATGGTAGCAACAAAATGAAAACATTTGTAGTCACTGGTTGTAACGGTTATATTGGCAGCCATATGTGTAACGAACTTGGTAAGTTATATAATGACTGCACAATATATGGAATAGATAAGAATGATAAAGGACATCTTAGGCATCTTTATGATCATTATGATCATGTTGATTTGGCTGTGGATCCCATTAGTATACCTGAGGGAACGGACGCCATCTTTCACTTCGCCGCCTATATCAGTGTCGAGGAGGGTGAACTGCAACCCTCAAGATACTACCACAACCACGTTGTTGGATCCCTGCGCCTTATCAAACGAGCAATAGAAGCAGGCGTTCCTAACTTTATCTTTTCATCTACTGCGGCTGTCTATGGTGAAGATAAGAGTGCGATATTCGGTCATCTAAAAGAAGATAGACCAATGAACCCTCACTCGGTCTATGCCAAGACTAAGGCCATGATTGAGCAGGTGCTTATTGATACACCTGAAATGAATACTGCCCGCCTACGATATTTCAATGCTGCTGGTCGAGACGTTAGAGCAAATCTATTTGAAGAACATGATCCTGAAACTCACCTCATTCCTCTACTAGCTAGAAGCGAAGAAGCAACTATCTTTGGTAACGACTG